AAGTATAGACTGCCCTTTTTCCCGCACACAATCCACCATAAATTCGTAAAAATCTATAGCTCTCTCATCTACTTGCATGCGCCTCATCTCCTTATGTATTTTCAACATCTCGTCAAGCATTGTCTCGAAATCTTCCATTTTAATCCCCCCTTTCCAACCGCCATGGCCAGAATTTATCTTCTTTCAAATGTTATTTAAATAGGTACGTTCGCCAAAATGCCATTGGGCACTCTTATTGTAGGCTTGGGCCGCTTCCTTCTCACTGTTAAAATACCATAGTTCCCGGGTATTATCTCCTGTTGTAATTTGCATTTTCCATTTCCCACCGTAAGAATACCAAGAAACGCCTTTGTACACTGATGTGCATTCTCTATCTGGCCGACTATAATGTGCCATTTCCCTTCTGCTACATATTTTTAAATTTTCCTTACGGTTGTCTAATCTGTTCCCATTTAGATGCCTTACTATGGGTTTGTAGGATTCCATTATTGCCAAATGAAGTCTCTTTTTCCTATACCCTTTAAGGATATCATGGGACATTAGGATGTATTTTTGTTTACCTCCTTTTTTTCTCCCACAGATGGCGTCAAATTGTCCGTCTCGCTCTTTTTTGACATGCCACTTCTGATGGTTTACCCGTTCAAAATCTTCATCATCCACTTTTGCCATCAAGCCTTGGGTCAACGGTATCTCCTTCATCTCCTCTCCTTCCCTACTTTATAATTTACCCGTGTCTTAAATTCTGACTGTTTTCCATCATTCCACTGACTAACAGGGCGTAAATATCCCACAATCCGACTGTATACCTCACACTCTTTGTAATTGCGGAGAATAGGGTCTTTCCCAAAACATTCATCACACTTTAAAAACCGCTCTTCATCTTTCCCACTGTCCGGCTCATTGGGGATATACAAAAAGCCGCCATCCATCGTGGTCTTACCATCCTCTCCCATGTCCACTTGCACTGCCATTTTTCCGCCGCAATCATGACAGTGGCCGTTGAATTTTAAACTTGCGACTTCATGCCGGTTAAATAAGACTTGCAGCTTTTGTAATTCATTGGCCATTTTTAATCTCCTTTCTCATAATTATTGTCCGAATATTGCAACTCATCTAACCACTTTAGGCCTTCAAAGTAAACAGTATCATACCGAGGCAATGGGATGATGATTGCTCCCTTTCCCTTTTTCCTAAGTTTAAGTTTGGACTTGGATTCGTGCCATTCTGCTTTTTAGATTATCCATTCTCATTTTTCATCCCTTTCTTTTATAATTTGGTCAGCAATTTTAGTCCCTACACCCTCCACCGCTATTAGTTCCTCTTTGGAAGCGGATAATAGGGCTGTGGGTGATGGGAAATGGGCCCCCAATTTATGGGCTTTGTCCCAACCCACACCTCCAAATTGGGCTGCCACTTTGGTCGTTAAATTTGGTTTTGCCAGTTGGGCATATTGGTCATGGGGCTGCTGAAATCGGAGATGGGATTTATGGCTATTCCACTTCTTCTGCCACCAACCATGAGCAGCGTCTAACCATTTAGCAGTTTCCTTTTCATTGGCTGTTTGGATAACCATCACCCCACACATGATTTGGAGTGTATTGAGGAAGTTCCACACTTCCCTTGCCATATATTGTTTACCATTGGGGATAAGGGTTGTCCATCGCCCATTACGATTCAGCCTTTCCAGTATCCCCGCCCCATTTGGTCGCCATATGCCTTCCACTAATAAGTAAACCCAGTCATAATCATGGATTAGGCCTACCATTTGATGGCTGCTTAGCCGACCAGTGGTCATGGATTGTAAGAGGTCCAACAACCGCTTCCTCTCTACCCCTACACCCACTGACCCATTGGCACCATTCCCCGCCCAGACAAAATCGGCAAACTCTAATCGGCAAATAACGTGGGAATTGTTAAGGAGAGGAGCAATTTCCGCCGCTCCCACTCTGTCATCTACGAGTATCATTATCCATTAACCTTTCCATCAGTACCATTGGGTAAGACCATAAAAACAAACTCATAATCCATTTATCCATCATCCAGTACCATTGGGTAAGACCATCCCGGCAAGCATTGGAAAGCTGCACATCGGGCCTACCAATTCCTCCCCTGCCAAGTCCGGGTTTTGTCGACAATCCCCCACCTTCAATGCAAATTCCCCACCATCTGTTGGACTGTAACGGTGGATGCGGGCGTTGACCTGTACCAAAAACCCAGTGCCATTAAACGCTGCTGGTATGTATTCTCCATTCCATTTGTCGTTTACGTACTGGGCTTTCATTTTGTGCAACAATATTAGGTTTTTATCATAATTGTAGGCTGTTCGGATTAATTGCCGATATTCATTGTTCACCGGCCCATACTGTAATGGCATAACCTGTGTTAGCCTGCCAAACCGTGCCAAACGCAACAATTCCCAAACTTCACTCGCAGTGTCCAAAACAATAGTCTGGATTTCGGGCTCTTCCAATACAGTATTATAGGCCAGCTTGAAGCGGTCGAACTCCTCCTCCGCTCTGTCCGTTTCCCTTGCTCCCACGTCCATAATTTGGATTTGCTTGTCGTTCCAGAACTTGTTAATCACCCCCTCCTCCCCTATGTCGGTTGAAAACATGGCTGTTGGGCCAGGGGCGGAGAGTGCAAAGTGGGTCTTCCCCTGCTTTTCTAACCCGCTGATACTTACAATTATCCTTGGGGAGACGGCCCTTTCCCGGGCGTCCATAAACCCTATGTCTTTCATCTTTTGAGTCATTTTCCATCCTCCTTACTCGTTATCCATTATCCATTGTTGGATCGTCCATTTACCTTACCCATTATTGGTTTCTAAATTACCCAATCCATTTGGGTTGTCCATTTACCTTACCCATTATTGGTTTCTGATTTATCCATTTTCTGCCTATGCTTGACAATCATTTGCCAGTTATCTTTTAGCTCCTGTTCTGAAAATTTAATCCTGCTTACCCGATACATTGGCCCAGACCCCTTGTAATTGCCCATTAAATGAAAAATCCGCATCATTGCCACTGTTGTTCCCACAGCCCAACAATAACTTTTTACCTGGGTCATGTAGCGAAAATTTTCACTTGGGCACCGCCTTGTGGACTGCCAGGTGGCCTTATACTCTTCCACCACCAATGGCACCTCCCCCTCCGGATCAGGACCAACACCATCGGGTGACATCCATATACCATTCAATTGCATTTGTGGAGGATGCATAATAACATACTTGTTGGCCATGACTTTACCCAACACCCGTTCCCACAACAATCCAATTTCCGCTGCCAGTTGTATATCATTGAATTTGCCCGTGGGCTTTAAACCATTGGCTGCCATCAACGATTCTATAACTTGTCCAAGATGGAGACCAGGGGCACGGGGTTCGGCCTCTTCAAAAAGGGGTTGTGGGAATTGGACATCCTCTGTTGTTATCTGCATACTATTGCTTCTTCCATGTCTATTTCTGCTAATTTTTCAAATGTATTCCAGTCAATCGAGCATATAATACCGTGCCCAACTCTAATTCCAAATTCTTCCAAAAACCCTTGTGCCGAAATCATTAAGCCAAGTGTGGATGAATAAGCCAACCATGAATGCTCTGTTGTTTCTTCCACTGGTTTAATACCAATAATTCTCCGATCCGGGTCGTAACCCAAAAGCACATTTTTGCAACCCTGGAAGCACTGTCTATGAGCTGCTGTATTGATGGTTAATATACCGTTTTTTGAAATAGAAATTATTTCTTTCACGCCTTTCCCCCCTTCCCCATACCATGTAAAAGCCATAATTCCTCCTTCCATCTATTAAATAACCCCTCATCCGAAATTGGACAAGGGGGATCCATTTTCTTTAACCAACTTTCTCATTTTCAGTTAACATCCCATTCCCATATTCCCACGGCCCATTGGCCAAAAACTCCTCCTCAAACACCTTTTTAATAATGGCATCCCGGTCCGGGTCACCTTTCATGGTTTGGAAAATTCGAGGCGGCAAATCCTTTTTGTTAATGGTTTTTTGGTTTGTCAGGATATCAACCACAGTATTTATGGCTTTTCCATGTACATCACCAATGGCCTGCTCATTATCCACAGGCTGATTCTCCCATGGGAGTTTAATAATCTCATTGGGGACAAGGAGTGTTGGTTGACCATATTGAGCTTCCTTGTCCTTTTGCTCCTGGGTTTTTTGTAGCCCACCCCTTTTGGGAGCAGCAATCCTGTCCATATGGGCTTGCAGGCCTTCCAACAGTCTAATGTTGTCTCCCAGCTGGTCACTGGGAAAACCCGCATCCACGAGATGTTTTAGGAATATCCCCCCATTAG